ACATTTAAATTTGACATCTTTGCGGGTGCTATGGGTGCGCCTGGTCGATCAAACTCTTGCGTTACCGCCACTTGACCGCGTAATCTATCAATGTGAGCAGACTTCTTCTTGTTCCACTCTTGTTGAGCATACTTAACATCAGAATGCCCCATCTCTATCGAATCAGTACGCTTTAGGTGTTCACGCCATTGGGCGCGTCCCTCAATCATTACCCCGTCTGGTGACATAAATGGTGCTATATCGCCCATTACAGAATATCGCTCGTTTGGTGGGCCGAGGTGCTTTTCGTAAGGCTCTGACCCATCAGATGGAAATACCCAAGTTTGTCTCACATCATCTCCAATATTATTGCAATATCTTCTTCATCGCGCTTAAGTCTAACCTTGTTTTCCAAAGTTTTAACCTTTTGCATTAGCGAATCATAATCAATTTGTTTTCTAACCGCAATCTCTATGGTTTGTTCGGGTGCGGTGGTGATTTCTTCCCTGACTTCTGGCGGTAAACCAAAGATAGCTTCGTGAAGTTTCTGCTTCCTCTGTGCCTCAAGTTTTTTGTCTTTTGACCACTGGGCATCTCGCTTTTTCTCGTCAAAGCCAAAGTGTCCACCAAGAAGAACGTCACCAGTAGGCGATGGTGCAGGGCCTGCGCTTGGAATGCTTGCAAATGGCAGTGCAGCAAATGATGCTATGCCAAACATTTAGCCCCACTTTGCTACAGAATCTACCCAAGTCGGTGCGCTTGTAGCGTTAGATTGCAAAACTTGACCCACAGTGCCTACTTGACCATTAAACGCTACCGACCCGTTGGTGTTTAAGGTCATTGCATCCGTAGTGCTCACAGAGCCATTGATAATCATGCTTATCTTTTGGTTATCCCATGACCCCACAACCAACGGCCCACCGTAGGATTCAACAAAACTAGCCAATGGCGTAGAAAACCCGTTATTTGGATATCCCGCAGCCGAGTAACTATAGTTAGCGTTGTTTATTCCTAATTCAGCATAAGCCGTGTGACCGCCATCATTTACCGCATAGCTGGCGTAGCTGGTGTTGCTTGCGCTTGTGTTTTGCAGACTTGTGTAGAGATATAACGGCTCGCTTGCAGTAAAACCAGCTATTACACCAGTGTCTGTATGTGCAGTCGCGTCACCTACATTTAACGAGCCAACATTGGTTGTCCCACTTGTGTAAGGAATCAGTACACGATTGTTTGCATCTTCATTAACCGATTTAGCAGCAGGGTAAGTTACAAATACATCTTTAGTGCCTGCTGCAAGATCAAGTTTTGCGCCTGTGGATGACGAAATTATGGTAGTTCTAGCTAAAGTCCCACCGTAATAAGTACCGAGACCAACTTCCCATTGCGTACCGCCCGTAATCGTGTAATAGGTCGTGTTGTTGTTACCAATTGCCTCAAAGGATTGATAACCAGCTACCGAGCCATCTAAGGTAATAGTCCCCGTACCCGTTGAGGTAGAGGTTTGTCTTACCCTATCAGCAAGAACTAGGCTCATGCTGTCTCTACTCCGATAACAAGACCATCAACACCCCTCACAACCTTTTTAGGCGCATTCAGCTTGTTCATTGCATCGCCAATGTTTTGCATGGTTTGACCGTGTAGGTTAGCCATTTGGTCGTGCATTGCTGACATTTTGTCCATTGCTTGAACAATCGTGCCACCCAATTCATTGGTAATTTGTGCGGAAGCTGCCTCAATGACAGGCAAATCTAAGCCTGGGTTACTTCCAATCCTTGCCACCATGATCTTGGTTGCAGCGTCCAACTCAGCTTTCCAACGCTCGTATTCCTCACGCCCTTGCATTTCTCTTGCCTTAACTTGAAGTTCTTGGTTAGCCATTGCCTGTGCAAATTGCTCTTTCATTTGCTCTAGTTGAATCTCAGCTTGCGCTTTGGCTTGCAACATCTGCATCTCAAGTTGGGCTTTGGCTTGCTCTAACTGCCCTTGTGCTTGCACTTTCATCTGTTCTGTCTGTGCTTGCGCCTGTAATCGTGCTTGCTCAAGCTGTTGCTCGGCTTGCATACGCATTTGCTCCGCTTGCTGTTCAGCTTGTAGTTTCATCATTTCAGGGTCTTGAGGCGGTTGTTGTTGTGCCATCTGTGCTTTGTCTTGCAACTGCTTCATGGCTTGCTCTATTGAGTTTTCCAACGATCTGCCTGCCCGATACCGTCTGGTTAAGAATAAAAGCATCTCACCCGTAAGTGGCAACATCTCAGGCACTTGTTGAACCATTGGCATTGCTTGCTGAATAAACTGCCCAATTGCTTGGATTGCTTCATTCGCGTTTTGCTTTTCTGCTTGCTCGTCAATCTGCGCCAGCGTGTCAGCTTCAACTTGTATGTGGAAGTCCCGAATCGTGCTGTTCGAGAGCATTTGCACCGCAGCTTGCAACAATTGTGGGTTTTGACCTTCTGGCGTGTTCATCACCCCAGACATTTCCACAATCAACTCTGGTGGGTAGAACTTACAGACAATCTGTGCCTTGATACGGAACAGATCGGTTGCAAAACGTGCCACATCTGCTTGTGTAGAACGCAAACGCAATGAACCAAAGTTAGCCTTTAGCTGTTGTGCGCCTAGCGTTTCTGATGCGTTAGTAGAACCACGCAAAATGTCCGATATTCCACAAATCTCATAAATAGATTGCTTGACAACTTCGCGGGATTGGTAAAGTTGTTGTAAGGTTTTGATAATGGCACTTGTGTCCATCATGTCAATAGCACCCTTCAACCCACCTTTTTCGCTCATTGCTGCCCATGAAGTAACAGGAAAGAGCTTGTTGTCCACGCCTTCACTGAACATTCGAGCCAATTCTTTAAATTCGGCATTAAACACACCCACCGCTTTACAGGCTTTAACCAACAAATAAATGCGTTGTGTCAGGTTGTCTAGTTCTTGGGCTTGATCTTCATATTCGCAGTAATCTGGTACTGGAATAAGTGAGCCATTGGTAGTTGTTGCCAATAAAGGCTTTGGACAAGGAAAGAATTCTTCCAATTCCAACGGATCATCACGCTCGTCTAATGCTTGGGGATAGCCCTTTGCCACCCAACACACCTTCTTAGTGCGCTTGTTCCAAATCTCAGCAACCTTTGCCTTTTTGCCGTATGCGCTTTTAGCGGTCATAGGGTTTTTGGAATCTATGTCATCAGCTTGGGACTGCATTGGGACGTTCTTAAACACATCTCCAAAGCGTTCAATGCCCTCATCCTTGGTCATGTAGACCCAACGTGCCACCCACCAAACTTCTTCCCAGTGACGGGCTGGTGAATGGATAAAGTCTTGCCAATAGACGTAATCAACGGGTGAATGTGCTGAATCTACGCGCTCTATTTCCTCTACGTCCGTGATTTGTGCGCCTTCTTCTGTGCCTTCCATAGTCGGCATCTCAGGTGCTTCATTAACAATGACAGGCTCGTATCTGACCCACGCAACACCGCGACCAGGCAACAATCTATCCTCAACCGCGCCTTTCATGGCTGAGTCAAAGTCGCTGAATTGGCTTACTTCATACTCAACCACGCGCTCTAGCATGGTGGACGCTAATCGACCCGCTTGGTCTTGATCCATGTATCTGCGTGAGACTTCTGGCTTTGCCATGCGTCCGTACAGTGCAGGAAATAAAACAGAAATGTTAGACCATAGGATGTTGAATTTCATCCGTGGCATTTCTATCGCATCGCGCTCATCCCGATAACGTCTGACAACTTTTTGCCCACGCTTTTCCCACTTGTCAAAGACTTTGGTGGCGTGTTCTAGTTGGTCATGCCAGTAAGGGCCTGGATCATCCCCTTCGTATGCCCCAGTATCTTCGTAACTCATTAGCTGCCTGCAGCAAAGAAGAACGTAACATCTAATGCGCTACCAGCAATCGTGGCGTACAAACTTACTCCCACGTTTGCGGGGAATCTGTGAAAGCCAATGGCAGGCGTAATCGTCCCACTCATTACTTCACCACTTGAGCCACCATTGCGTAGCACCAAAGTGCCAATGGTTGTGCTGTTTACATAGAACCCGATAAGTTGGCATGGGCCTGTCGAAACCGCCCCCGTTGCTGTGATGTTTTTGTATCCACCTACTTCTGCTACTGGTTGGCTCATATCCGTTCCTCTTTATGTGTAGTTTCAAAATCCCACAATTCGTCTAACGTGACTGTCTGTAAAGTCTTTCCTTTGGGGAGGGGTTCTTGTGACTTATCCTGACGGTACGCGACTGCAAGCATTCTAAACGCATCTGCGGGGTGTGAACACCAATCATGCCTTGGAGTTTGACGAAAAGTTTTCTTGTCCTCATCATATTCTCTTTGGTACTGTCTGAGTGCCTCTAAGCCCTCATCACAGATTGGGTCAAAGTAGCACTTCGGCAAGATCATCCTCACCGCTTGTATTCCGTCTTGAACCCCAATCTCAGGCACTATGGCTAGTTTTCCGATACCTCCTAGGTAACTAGCAAGCTGCTCAAGTGTTGACTTGCCCCCAGATGCTAGGGTCTTGGCTCTAGCGTCATGCGGTAGGTAGTGCTTGGTGTACCGATAACCCTTGGCATTGACTACATTGGCAATTTCCTCGATGGATGCCCCTGAGACCGCGTAATAGTCCATCACATGAATCTCACCCCTGACCACTTGATACCACCAGATTGCTGTGTCATCTCGGTAGCCTAAGTCCCACGCTGTAAATACTGGCGCATCTGGGTCAAACTTTAGGTCTCTGACTCTGCCATCGGTATCCAGTTGGCGCATTTCCACCCCGTAAAACGCCCCTAGTATGGCCGCCTCGAATGAGCACTCATACTCCTGATCGTACTGGTCTTGGCTTAACTG